ATGACCTCCTGCACTCCACATATGTCCTGCATCCACATTTCCTTTTCGTATTGGTTTATTGCAAGAAATACAATTTAATCCTTCTCCTTCATCCCTTAATCTGATGTACTTGTTAAATACTGTCTGTGCTTCCTTTAACCAATCTTGTGTAGTTTTTAGGTCTGTTTTCATTCGTGTTTTTGTCTCCTTCCACGTTTTTTCTTTGACCTCAGCTACAAACGCTCTGATGCATTCATCAGCTAGGCAGTATTTATGATTGAATCGGATAGGCTCAAACTTTTGTTTGCAGTGTTTACATCTCATTTTGACTCAATATATAGTTAGACCATTGTTCAGCCATTGCGTTAGCTATTCCGTCAAATGTTTTACTTCTTAACGTTCGTCTTTCGCTAGGTGTTTTTGCATTTTTCAAAGCATCAAAATACCATTTAGGTTGTTTCTTGATTTGTCCTTTATGGCTAACAAATTCTATAAACTCTCCTTTACCTACGATATTGGTAGGGACTAGATTAGGTAACTTAAATAACCAAAGACACGTACTTTTTTGCGCTTCGTCGCCAAATTGCCAAGGTTGTATTATTTGATTAGGTTTTCTGATTCCAGTACTTATAACTGAAACAGGGTTTTCAATAGCTTTGTATTTAATTTGCGCGTTCATTAATTTACCTACAAACTCTAGTGCTTCTTCTTGGTCTTTGTGTCTTTGTTCATTTTTACTTCCATCTTTATTGTAAAGCCATCTAGCGCCGCTTACTGCTAAAAAAGTACACGGTGGGTGTGCTATCATTAGATCCCATCCCATATCTATTACTTCAAATACATCTTTTTGGTAGTGCCATTCAGGGTAGCCGCCAGAACAAGGTAATAAATCACAACTAAATGCTTCGTGTCCTAATTTCCTAAATGCTTTTGTAACTGCTTGACTTTCCTCGCAAGCTATTAATACTCTTAATTTTTTCATCAGTCTACGATTATTGATTCTACAAATTGACGGAATCTAATCTGCAAGTCAACCTGCTGCTCGTAGATTTGCTCTCTGTTCTCTCCGTAAATACTTAAAACTTGGTTATCTACTCTCCTAATCTCTTGCATCAGCATATTTGCTTTGCGTTTTAGGTCTCGTTTAAATACAGTTTGGTCGTTTAAATCTTCAATCCAATCTGCTAATACTGGTAATACTGCACATAGTGCAACTAGCTTTTTCTCTTTTCTCATTTTTTTATTTTTCTAAATATTACAAAGCATTCATATATTCCATTTTCTAAATCAATTTGAATAGTTGGTGTCATTATAAATTGATATTTTTCTCCTTTAATTAAATGAATCGAATTAGGTGTTAATTCTTCAAAATCATTTTGCTTTAAAAACATTCTAAATGTTAAATATTTTGGTTCATTATCAATGATATATGTAAAATCCATCATAGTTCTACGTTTTTGTATTTAAGTTCGTGTTCTAGTTCTTCAATTCTTTTCTTTAGTTCTCCGTTTATATGCAGACAACGGTTTATTTCTCGTCCGTGTAAACGTAGCTCTATTTCCAATTCTACGATTGCTAACTGCACCTGCTTTAAGTCGTTCTCGGTGTCTTTAGCTCCGTTTATGTATGCTGCAGCTTCAGGTCTCTTTTCCTGTAGTTCTTCTCTTGTTAACTTTACTTTCCAAATGTTTTTTTGAATCAGTCCCTGAATGTAAAGTAGTTTTAATCCTATGTCCATCCTTTGTTGTTTAGTGCGTTAATTTTTTGTTCTACCATTGTAATTTTCTTTTGTTCAGGTACTTTCTTTGTTCGGTTTGCGTAGATACGGTTGCCTTTGAAGTCTAGCATATAGTATTGATATTTATCTAAATCTAGGAACATTTTATAAACTCCGTTTTTTGATACGCCTTTAGGTTTACTCTTTGCAACTTTCAAATGTACTTCATTTTTTTCAGCTCCTTTGCCTTCAGAATCTAATAATCCAAAAGGCGGTCTCCAAGGTATTAACACGCTTAGTCCTTTTCTAAACCAAACTTGTCCTCCAGCAAAGTCTCTTGCACTAGGCATAGGAAAGTAACTAATGTCAGTTCCTGCTATTGTCTTTGAACTTACCATAGGTTGGTCACGAACGTGATTGATTACACAATTGTGTCTTCCTGTCTTTCTTGCGTTTTTTCTTACCGTTCCCAAAATCCTGCTTAAGTATTTATCTTCACGTCCTAAGTCACTAGGTAAAAACTCTTCAGTTAATTCGTTCCAAGGGTCAATCGTTGTTGTGTGTATTTTTATTCCTTCCTTTTTTTCAATTTCATCTACTAATTCGTAAAATTTAGTAATGGTTAAATCTTCATCAATTGGGTCAATTACAATAAAATGTTCGTTGATAAACATCTCAGCAACTATCTGCTCTGAATTAGTCATTGAGTTTTGTCCTTGAACGTAAGGCTTACCAACATACTTATAGCAAAGCTCTGCGAATATCTCTGCACTATTACCTGTTTCGGGAGAGAATATTACGTGATTCCAATTGTGTAAACACGAAAGGTTAATTAGTATCTCAAACCAAAGCTCTGTCTTTCCTGATGCTGGAGCTGAACCAATGTATGTCGTGCATCCTTCTTTGATTGTGTAAGGTAGGATATCCCAATCCCAACCTATTGACTTTCCTCTTACGTCTTTCTGTAGACGTATATTAAAAAGTTCGTTGTTTACGTTTGTCAGTCTTTTGTACATCATTCCCAAATTTCGTTAGGTAGAACATTATTTATCATTTGTGGTTTGCTTAAATCAATATCATTCCAACATTTTCCGTTTAGATAAGTCAAAGGATTTTTTCTATAGGTTTTATCAGGTGTTTGAATAATGTAAAACGGCAGGGTTTCAAATATAGATTTTATTTCTTCATCTGACAACTTTTCAAATTTATCTAAGCACTTCTGCTTATCAACTGACTTAGAATATAAAGTCCAAAATTCATCGAATAATATATTCTTTTCTTTCTTATCATTCTTGTTTGTTGTTGATGGTTTGTTAGTCGTTTGTTGATTGTTTGTTAATGGCTTGTTAGTAGATTCGTTTTCATCTTGGTAACACTCATATTTACAGATAGTTACTATAGTAAATTGGCTTGTTGATTTTACTTCAATTTCACTTGTCTTTTCTAACTTTTTTAAAATGGTTCTAATTTGCTGAATACTGATTCCAGTAGCGTTAGAAATATTGCCTAAAGACGAAATAAACTGTCCTCTTTTCACATCGTTACCTTGCCATTTAGCGTCTTTGTGATTGGCTTTGATAAGCATATATAAAAACAAGTGTACTGCTTCAGATTTATTAAACCACTCCCAATCTAAAAACTTTCTGTGTAATTTAATCCAACCGCTCATTAGTGAGATGATTTTATAGCTTTTTTCAAACTTAATTCATTCATAGCTTTATATGATTCAATAGCTCTTTCAACTGTTAGAATACTTGGTATATCTTTTCCAAATTCTCTAATAAATTCTGACTCCATAAATCCATTTGAATAAACACATACATAAAATTGTTTTAAATCAATTTCCATTTTTTCGTTGATTCTAACTAAATACCAATCATTTTTAAATTCACTCATTTTACTTAATTTTTAGACATAAAAAAACCCCTGCAAATCCATCGGGTCTCACTTCGATTTCATTACAAGGGTAAATAATTCCTTAAGGATTTATAGTGTGAGACCAATCCTGTACAAATATAACGTAATTATTCAATTAAAGTTGCATCATTATCTAAAATATTATATCGTCCTTCTGCAATCCAACGTTTAACTCTCAACAACTTGTAAAGACTTGTACATCCATTTACATCATCTATGATGTTTCTAGGTTGCAGGATATACTTGGAGTTCACTAGGAACACTTGGTATTCCCTAACAACGTCTAGGTATTCGTCTTTATTGTACTGCATTAGATTCTTATGCGTTTGGATATTGTGAATAACTGAAGCGTGATGCTGATTAAAGTACGAACCGATTTCGTTAAAGGTTAGCTCCTCTTTTCGTAGTTGTGCCATCAGAAAGCACTTCTTGTAGATATTATGCTTTTGTCGGTTACGTTTGTTGAGTTCATCTCTTTCAATCAGGTATGTTACTCGTTCGATTAAATCGTTTTTCATTGTCTTAAAATTTAAATTCTTCTATATAGAAGCTACCCATATTGAAACGTCCTGATTCGATTAAGTCCATTTTCTTCCAATAGCATAAACTTTTGGATGTAAAGATCCATTCCTGAACTACTGCAAGTCCTATTTTGTATGTTAGTTTGTATTTCATAACGTAAATAATTTAATGATTACTGATACTAAAATTATCACTGCTCCTAGCAATAAACTTACTGCGATTCCTAGCATTGATGCTTCGTAGTTTTCTTTTCTTTTATAGCTCATAATTGTTGGTTAAATTTTATTTCACAAATTCTTCTGTAAAGGTCTTCATTAAATGATCCTCTTATTGTTTCGTGCGATGACTTTG